CTGGCGCTTCCCATGTCCAGAAGCACTGGCTGGATCGAGCTGCCATTGTGGGAACACAAACGAACTGCTGCGCCGTCTTTGAACGCACTTTGCTTGAAGTAATTGCAGATTTACGTGGCGCCGGGTTACAGATTTACCTGCTGCGTCAAGGGAGGCAAGACTCGGATCCACAGCCAGACCAGTCTCAGACTGCCAAACGGCATTTCGCATAATGTATATTATGTAAAGCAGCGGTCAGGCTGGCGCGCTACTACGGCGGCCTGCTCAAGCTGCTGCTGGCATCGCTCTTGCCTCTCCGTGGTTCCAAGGACAAAGCGAGCATTGATGCATGTGCCAGTACCTGACCGGCCCCTTCGCGGGCTGGAGCGTCAGAGGCAACTACCTAGTCAGCCCTGACGGCGACCGCATGACCCCCGAACGGATTGCCGGACTTGCGTGGCGCGATCAGATGGAACTCAGGGTGGCCGGGTTCGCATCACGACGCAAGGCCGAGGCCGGACAACGAAAAGCCGGTCAGCGCCAGATGGTCAAGGTCGTTGTCGTAGACCTGGGGGACTTCCGAGAGCGCCACTTCGGGACCTCCGCTGGATGAACGCGTAACCGTAGGGGCGCGGCCCCTACACCCCGGCTAGAATGCGCCCAGGACGATACTGGGGGCGGAAATGGACAAGGCTGGCTGGCAAGTAGTAGCTGGGGTGCTTGGATTGGCGGTGATCGGGTTGGCCTTCGGGCTTCACGCCAACCGTGCCGCGCTCGCGCAAGAACGCAATGACCACCCTGCACCCTGTGAAGCACCAGAGCCGGTCACGGTCATTCGGGAGATCCAGGCCGAATGCACGGGGATTCCCTATCCAGACAAGGCGCGATGCAAGGGTGGTGTGCTGCTCATCAAGACCGAGCAAGGATACGAGTCGCTGACACACGACGAAACGCCAATAGCTTGCAACTGGTAGGGGTCCTGCTGCAGGAGAGCGAACAACGACAACAGCGCCAGGTGACCGACGTAATAGCCGTAGAAAGCCCAGCGGCTTCGGGGGAACCTGAAAGGGGCGTACCCAAGGGCCATGACAGGAAGCGCCAGCAGCGCCCAGCCATTGCCGTTGTAGAGGCACAGAAGGCACATAGCGAGCAGCTGCATGCAGATCATCAGCAGCGAGCCACCAGACCGGCGCAGGCAGTACCCCGCAACGACGACAGCGATGCCCGACCATTGATAGTCCACGAGCAGCGGCAAAGGCCCTGCAAGCGCCGCCACGACCCACCAGCGGCGCTCCCTGATGGCCCACACCACTGAGGCAGCGAGCGCGAAGGACGCAAGCACGTTGAGCGGGAGCAGCAACCCGAACGCCAGCACGTATACCGGCTGTGCGATGACCGCCCAGGTGGCCAGGCGGCGAACAGACTTGCCAATGTCGGCCCCAGGCTCAGTCAGGTTGTAGGCCATTACCAGGGCGAACACAGGGAACGCCACCCGGCCAAGCTCAGACAGAACCGGCACATACCCGAGGTCGAACACCTTGATGGCATGATCGCCAGTCATCAGGATCACCGCCAGCCATTTCAGTGCCTCACGGCCGCCGCTCGTCATAGCTTCGCCTCGGCCAATTTGGTGACGCCAGCGCCTTCATAACCAGGGGACTCGGGGAACGATCCCAGGGCGCGTTCACCGCGTGCGATAGAGGTGCCCCGCTCCGCCTGCTGACCAGCAGCGATTTGCGCCCTGCCCCGTTCGATCTGAGCAGAGGCATCGACGTAGCGATCGTTGCGCTCGTCACGGTAAGGCTCGAACTGGCCGTGTCGTGCGATGAAGCGACAAGTAGGGTCGTCAAGATCGTATCGCGTGCCCTGGTGAGTAACGCAGGTGCACGAAGGATCATCGTGATCGCCCTGAGCATTGCTGCCACCTCGCGAAGACATGCAGAACAATCGTGGAGCAGCCGATGGCAGTGTCAGCGTGCCGTCATAGATGGGAGCACTCCATGGCTCAGATGGGATGCGCGGCAGGAAGCGTGTGGCGTATTCCGCAGGAGTAACCGGCGACGCCACCATCGCGCCGCCGCCCGTCGCTAACGCTCCGTCCTGCGGCGCGAGAGCGGCTACCTTGGGTTGCGCTGCTGGTACATCACCGCCGCCTAGCCGATCCCCCATCCTGCCAAAGGTGAAATACATCATGGACAGGCCAGCAACTACAACTATCGGAAACGCGATGAAGTACCAGGGAATTCTGCGCTCGGTAGTGTCTAGCTCAGTGGACTTGTACAAGCCCATAGGGCGTTTGGGGAGCTTCTTGCGCCGGATGACGAGCGGTGTCGCCTTTTCAGCCTGAGCCTGGAAACGGTCGAACTCTCGGAGGTTGACAAACTTCGTGCCGAACTGGCGCTTGACGTGCACGTGGCGTTCGATCAGGTCATGAACGAACTGATCGCATTGCTTGTCCGGTGACTGGCTGACGAAAATAAAGTCGAGGCCGCGATGACGGTGCTTGGCGAGTTGCTCGACGTGATGCGGAACCTTGGAGCCGGGCGGACGCTTGGGCAACATGCCGTGTTCGTACGCCTCATCCACCAGGGCAACAGCACCGTCAGGGAGGAAAGCAGGCCAGTCGCAAAACTGCTGCGGCGTCATCTCAAGCACACCAGTCTTCGCGTAGTCAAACTCGCGAATGTTGCACGCAAACACCATGCGTCCCTGATCCTTGAATTCAAGGAGCCGCTCGATGGCATGCAGGGTCTTGCCGTGACCGGGCTGACCTGTGTACCAGTAAATCATGAGCCGCTACCCCCGAGCTGATCGGCAACACTCTTGGGCACGATAAAGACCTTCCAGGTGAGGCGCACAGTCAAGGCGGACAGGATCATCGACATTGCCGTGCCCACCTCAAGGTAGCCGAGAAAATCGAAGGCCGGACCACTGAGCCCACCAAGATTCTGGAGAATGAAGGCCTTCAAATTCGGAAGGATCGCCTGGAACGTGACCGTCGTCAGTCCGAACGTAGCCAGCACCTTTCCGACGATCCCAGCGGCAGCGTTCTTGATGCTGCCCATAAGGTGGAAAATCGCTTTGAGTATCCAGTTCCAGACCATCATCCGGAGAACCCCCATCCCATAAGGATTTTGACTGCGGTGAACGCACCGAAGATCAGGATCAGGCCTCGCATGATGAAAGCGAACTGACAAAAGTACGGAAAGTCAGCGCCGCTAATCGTTGATCCCATCATGGTGAAAGAAGGTGGCTGCGGGCATGAGCCACCACCGAAAATGTTCTCTGAGTTAAGCAGGCTGGTGGAAACGCCGATGCCCCATTTCTTCGCACCAGCAACGTCTTCATTTCCATCGCCAGGACCAGTTGCATCGCCAATCCCTTCAAGCACATCAGCAACGCCATTTCCGTTGGCATCAGTGACTGGGCCGACCGGTGTATCGCCAACGCCCTTCGCTGCCAGCTTCTCAATCGCGCAGGCGGAACGCCACTGCATCATGAGTTGCGTGTACTCCATCGCGTTGCACTTCTCACCTGTACACGTCGGCGTGCCTGCCTGCGTGCACTGACCGCCAGAAATGTTGTTGTTACGGCGCGTGTTGCAATCGATACGCCACTGGATACGCGCCTGACCGCACATGATGGGAGAGCCACTGCACGATGGCGGGCTCTTGCAGTCATCGCCACCGGAAAATTCGTCCTTGCGCTTGCCATCAGGATCCGGCTCGCCGTTCTCCCCTTCATCGGGTTCGCCGTCGCCGTTCTTGTCCTTTTTGCATGTGCCGTCTTTGCCGCGCACTTCACCAGCGGCGCACTGGCCGTCGCCAGGGATGCAGCTGCCAAGCGGCGCAGGAACCGTTGACGAGCGCCATGCCATCAGGACAGGGCTTCTCATCGGTGCATGCATTGCCGACTTTGACCTGGCCTTGTGGGCACTCAGGCTCGACCGGTTGACAGACGCCAAGCGCGGCATTCCACACCATGTTTCTGCCCTGGGCAGCGCAGTCGGGCTTCTTCTGACACGTCTTGCCAGTCGGGCTGTAGGTACTGGTGTCGTCAGCGTTGTTGCGAAACGTAGACTCGCAGCCATCCATGCAACGCACAGACCCGGATGGCGGAAAGAATGGAGTTACCTTCGAAGGTCGTTTGTCGCACGTAGCATTTGCGTCGAAGTAGCGAACGAATGATGGAGTGCTCGCACCCCCATCACAATTAGGCGCGTGGGTCGGCGTGAGGTACACCCACACCGACCAAGCGCTGCCAGTCTTGTAGGTAATAGGAGGGCAAGCCGTTCTGTTCCTGCTTGCAACCGATGTGTAGGCCGCAGCTGCGCCTGTTGCACCAATCAATGCGGAACCTTCGTCAGGGCAACTCCCAGACTCTGCGTTGGTATTGCAGGTGCTGACCTGAGCACGCGCAACGCCGCTGCCAAGCGCGATGGCGAGGATTAACGCGGGCACAAATGCAAGACAATGGATCAGGCGTGGGCGCATCACATGCCCTCAAACGCAAGCCAGCAGGCGCCACAGATGCCAATGATGATGAAGTAACCCATACCCCCTCCTTTCGCTCATAAAAAAGGGGGCGAACGTTTCCGCGCGCCCCCTGCCCTGGACCGACTGCGCTTAGCCAACCTTCCGGACATAGCGCCACAGGATGATCGCGCCCAGGATCAGAGCGCAGGCACCGACAACCAGCATTACGTCGGCTTTGCCGGTGCCCAGTTCACCGGCGATGGCAGAGCCAGGGGACGCGCCGCCGCCGGAAGCGAGGGCCGCACCCGAGGCGACCAGGGAGCCGACAGCGGCAGCAGCCTTGGCCGGGGCGGACGAAACGATGGCGGCAACCTTCTTCTTCATGTTCATGCGATTTGCTCTCTCTCAGTAGGACCCTACACGCGCCGCGCGGAATACGAGGCGCGCCTTCAACCCTATTGCCCAAACGCTCACTATCGCGAAGGCAACAATGGTTCCATCGGCCAGGCTCAGGGGTGGAAGCACTGGCTGGTGGTACGGCATCCACACCGGCACCGAGCACGTCCCGTCCTGCTGGATGTTCTCAGCAGCACAGCCAACGACGTACAGGGGTGCGGTGTCGGACATTGGTTATGATTTCGCCGGGATGGCAGGAGCGGCCTTTGCGCCAAGCGGCACGAGATCGACGTAACGCTTCAACGTCAGGTCGCCGTACTGGCCCAGTGCGAAGGACTTCGGGTCGATGTCGTACTCACCGACGGGATAGGCCGGACGCTGGCCGAGGCCCACGCGGAACGGCAGTTCGTAACCGTTACCGAGATCGAGGCCAGCCATCTGCGAACGCATGATGGTTTGGGTTTTCTGATTGTGCTGCTCTTCGACGGCAGCGGACTTCACGCGGCAGACAGGCATAGTTCTTCTCTCACTAGTTTGTGTAGGGCGTCACCCTTGGCAATACCGCGAAACCTTCCGGGGTGACCGTCTCGGAGGATGCGGGCCTCGCATACGTCAGACCACGAATGGCCGAACGCACCGCGCAGAACATTGAGAGCCGGGCCGACCTGACGGTGCATCCAGAGCACCATTGCCTCGGCCGATACATCGACTTGCTTGCGAATCGTTTTGAGGCGGGTACACACGCCTTTAATCAATTCGCTCATCACGCTATATGCCCCGCGCAGATACGCGCCGGGATCAAGCAAGGTGTCCAGGGGGACTTCAACATGCTTGCCGTACAAACGGACCTCAGCACGTACCCATGGCGACGATGCAAGGCCAAGCTGTTTGCCCTTCTCGTACACGCACAGCTCTTTGTGGCCTTTGCCGCCGACATAGAGCGTTGAGCCGGTGCCGTGGCCCTCATCGGACATGAAGCGGTGCCTAGGAGGGCAACCGCCCTCACAGAAGTCACCAGCAGCGGCGCGCTCTCGCAGCGCATGCACATCCAACCGAGTGCCTTCGTAATCGTCGTGGGCGCAGTCCACGCGACTGATTCGCGCGCGAAGCATCGTGGCTTGCTTGTGGACGTGGGCCCAGTTCTTAACCCACTTGCAGCCTGCACCGGTCAGGCTGACGCAGATGGTTTCCTTGTTGCCGCTGACACCGATGCGGCCGACAAGCTCGCCCTCGCGGTCGATCAAAAAGGCTGACAGCGCGTAGAAGTTCCAGTTCTTCTCGCGAAGCTCCCCGGCCCTGACCTCACCACGGAAGCCGAACAGCTTGTACAGCAACAGTTCGATGTTGGAACAGCGAAAGTCGTCAACAGCGGATTGGGGCATCACAAGTGTCAGGTAGTCGATAATCGCGGTTTGCTGACCCTTTTGGCCCGTGTTACTCCCCGGGCCAACCTCCGCCCCTCCCTGCCCCTTTTCACCGGTCGATACCGGGGAAAAGCCCTCGCTCGACGGCATGCAAGCGAGCATCAGGCGTGCGGAATCAGCCATTGGCCACCACCAGGGGAAGCATCAGAGGAAGCTGTGCAACATCGCCCCACTGGTCAGCCATTGCGTCGGCAATGCCCTCAAACGTCCTGGAGCGCTCCTTCCAGCGATCAGGCCCCGGCGCCATACGATGGACACGTTCTTCTCGACCGGAAACAACATTGGTCGGCACCAGATGAGGAAGGTTGACAAGCCAGAGGCAGGTCGTCTTTCGCTCGCCGTGACCAAACTGCCACGGATGGATCACCTGCGAAGTGGGAGCGATGCGGCTGGCCACGATGGAAATCGGCTGCTCAAGGGCGATACGGGGAACCGGCGCATTAAGAAGAAGGCGCACGAAATCGAGAGCCTCTGCCTGTTCCTTCCGCTTTTCCTTGAACCACCGAGCGCCGGAAACAGCAAGATGCGTGCAGGGGGGATGGGCAATGAGCAGATCCCACCCGTCATACAGAACATCCCGAACATCGCCCTGGTAATGCGGCCCAGGAACCTCAGTAGGCAACAGATCACAAGACATGGCTTCAACTCCGCGGCGACGCAGAGCATCACGCACACGGCCGGAATACTCGCAGGCAACGAGGGCGCGCATAGGCTTATCCATGGATGCCCTCCAACTGCTCGGCATAGATGGCAGCAGCCAGCAGATCACCGCGTTTGGTAGATTCGATTTCCAGATGGCGGAGCCGGCTGGGCGTCGGCAGGAACTCTGCGCGTGCCTGGGCGATGACTGCGGCTTCACGGATAGCGCGAGCGGCGTGGTGCTCGCGAAGGTCGATCAACCAAGTGCCGAGCCGCACAACGCCGAAGGCGATAGACAGGCTCGCGCCGATTAGCGAGACGATCATCAGAACGGCGGTCATTGGAAGACCCTCACCCGGTTCCGGCGATAGCGCACGTATGCGAGAAGGCCCTTGATTGCAGCGACGATCAGGACCGGTACCAAGAACACGAAAGGACTCATGCGCCCTACCCCTCCCCTAGCCCCTAGATTCCCGCCAGCGGCCTAGGGGGACCGACTGGCGGGTGTCCACCGCCGGTGGACAGGGCGCAACGTACACTGGGGGTGGACAGGGTGTCAACACGGGGTGGACAAATGAATTTTGATCAGATCCTCGCCAGAGCCATTGAGGCCAGCGGGGCGGCCTCAGATAGCGACCTCTCGCGGAAGCTGGGCGTCTCGCGTCAGGCTGTGAGCAACTGGCGCGGAGGCAAGAAATTTCCCGACACTGTGACGTGCGCGACCATAGCCGGGATCACAGGGATTCCACTCGCCCAAGTGCTAGGGGTGGTGGGCGAAGCGCGGGCGATCAGCCGTGAAGAGAAGGCTGTGTGGCGCAAGCTGGCCGCAACGGCAATGCTGGTGGCCATAAGCGTGGGAATGAGCGCCGCGCCTACTGCCGCAACGGCTTCCGGATTTGAGAAAGGCCCGGTTTGTATATTATGTAAAGAGACTGGCAGCGGCAGTGAGGTACCACGTGGGTGTCGGCTTTCCTAATTGTTGTCATTTTTACCCTTAACCCTGCCAGCCATTGATTTAATTGAGGTTTTTGTTGCTCAGA